TAGTTGAGGCGCCTACTCAAGACGAAATTGAAGAGGAACAATATTTTGATGAACTCGAATCAAGCGGATATGCCAATGATGGACGAAGCCCAATCACCGGATATTGAGCTTGCCAACAAGAATCTGGCAGAAACTCTGTCAGACGACAAGCTAGCAGAGATTTCCAACGACTGCAAGACAGGTTTTGAACTTGACCTTCTTTCGTGCTCTGAATGGCACGAAGACATGGAAGAGTGGATTGGGCTGGCTAAACAACTACGTGAGCACAAGAGCTATCCTTGGCCCGGTGCCAGTAACATCAAATACCCTCTCCTTTCCACTGCTGCCATGCAGTTTGCTGCACGCGCATACCCTAGCCTAGTGCCCTCTAATGGCAAGATTGTAAAGGCTCAGGTTATTGGTAAGGATGCAGACGGACAGAAGCTTGAAAAAGCCAACCGTGTGTCTGACTACATGTCCTACCAAGTGATGCACGAGCTTAACGGTTGGGAAGAGGAAATGGACAAGATGCTGATGATGCTTCCAGTCATCGGCACTATGTTCAAGAAGACTTTCTACGACCGCAGTGAAGACACCATCATCTCCAAGATGGTGCTTCCCCAGAATCTGATTGTCAACTACTGGACAAAAGACCTGAATGATTGTGAGCGTATCAGTGAGATTATTCCCACTTCACGCCGAAAACTCAAAGAGCGTCAGCTAAAGAAGATTTATCTGGACGTTGATCTAGGTGATCCACAGATGCCCGAGTCAACTGGCTCGCACACTGTAATTGATGAAACAACTCCTTATGAGTTGATTGAACAGCATACATTCCTTGATCTAAAGGACACTGGTTATGCAATTCCTTACACAGTTACGTTTGAGCGCAATTCAGGCAAAATCTTGGCTATCTATCCACGCTTCCGACTGGATGATGTGGAAATGGATGGCAAGACAGTGGTTAAAGTTAAGCCAATTCAAATGTACACCAAGTTCGGTTTTGTTCCTAATCCAGATGGCTCTTTTTATGATATTGGCTTTGGTGTCCTTCTTGGCCCACTTAACGAGTCCGTAAACACCATCATCAACCAGCTTGTAGATGCTGGCTCTCTGAGCAACCTACAGAGCGGTTTCATTGGTAAGGGCCTGCGTCTCAAGATGGGTGACCAACGCTTTCAACCCGGTGAATGGAAGCCCGTAAACGCCACAGGAGACGATTTGCGCAAGCAGATTGTACCCCTACCAGCCAAAGACCCCAGCAACGTCTTATTTGAGCTTATGGGCACTCTTATCACCTCTGGTAAAGAGCTTGCCTCAGTTGCTGAAATCTTTGTTGGTAAGATGCCCGGTCAGAACACTCCTGCTACCACTACAATGGCCTCCATTGAACAGGGCATGAAGGTTTTCACCGCTGTCTACAAACGACTGTTCCGTGCTCTTCAAGAAGAGTTCGGTAAGATTTTTGATCTAAACGCCACGTTCCTTGATCCTAACACCTATGTAGCTGTACTCGATACAAACATTGGTCCTGAGGACTTTGACAAGAGTGTTTACGATATTTGTCCTGGTGCTGATCCTACTGCTGTTAGTCAGACAGAGAAACTATTGAAAGCCCAAGGACTGTTAGAATTGCTCCCAATGGTTCCAGGTATGCTTGATCCAATTGAGGTGTTCTCTCGTGTACTAGAAGCACAAGAACAGCCCAACTGGCAAAAGCTCTTTAGCCAACAGGTGCAACAAAGCGGCCAATTGCCTCCTGCCCCACCTGATCCCAAGATGATGGCGATTCAGGCGAAAATGGAAGCAGACCAGCAGAAAGCTGCTGTTGATCTACAAAGTAAGCAGATGACTATGGAGCTAGATGCTCGATCCAAAGAACAGCAAATGGCTATGGATCAGCAAGAGCATGCTCAGAAGATGCAGATGGAACAAGAAAAGTCCATGCTCAAAGCTTCTTCCGACATTGCTATGGCTAACATCTTCACTGCAACGGAACGTGCAAAAAGCGCACAAACCCTACAAAACAAACAAGTAGAACATCAGCAGAAATTGCAACAGACTAAGGAGTCTAACAAATTAGCACAACAAGCAGCCGCTTCCAAATCCAAGAGTGGAAGCAAAACGAAGTAACAATTGAGTTTCGACAACGACTTCAGGAACGTCTTGAAGAAGTTAAAAGTGAAATTCTTTCCTTTACCCCAGAAGACTTGAAGTTTCGACAGGGATATATTACAGCCCTGATTGATATTCAAGATGTGTTCCGAGAGGATACAGATGATTAATGTAGTTGGTTGCCGTATTTTAGTTAAGCCCTTTAAACTACAGGAACATGATAAACTCATTGCTCGTGCTAAAGCAGCCGGCATTGCGATTCCTGAGTTAAGTGAACGTAAAGAACAGGTTAATGTGGACAAAGGCGTCGTCCTCCAAATCGGAGAGCTTTGTCACCAAGACTATGTTGGTACACTGGCAAAGGGAGATACAATCGGTTTTGCTAAGTTTGGTGGCAAGTTTGTCACTGACCCAGAAGACGATGAAATGTATCTAATCATCAACGATGAAGACGTTGTGTGTATTTTCAAGGATAACAAATGACTGAAGAAATCAAGCCAACAGAAGGCGCACCAGAAGAAGTAACTGCTCCTGAGTATACTAAGATTGAACTTCAAGCTATGGAAATGGGCTGGCGCCCAAAGGAAGAGTTTGAAGGAGACGAAGACAATTTTATTGATGCTAAAGAGTTTGTACGTCGTAAGCCCCTGTTTGATAAAATCGAAGGGCAGAGTAAAGAAATCAAGAGTGTGCGAAAGGCTCTAGAAGCCCTCAAGACACACTACACAAAAGTACAGGAAACCGAGTACAACCGTGCTCTAGCAAAACTACAAGAAGCCCGTCAAGAGGCAATTAGTAATGCAGATGGTGTTGCGTTTGACCAAATCGACCGAGAAATCAAGAATGTCGAAAAGCAAATGGATGTGGTCAAGCAAGCACAAGAACTCCCACTAGTTGAAGAGGAGCCAAAGGTACATCCTGAGTTTGCAGCATGGCAGAACAAGAATCAATGGTATTCATCTGTGTCATACATGCGAACCTGGGCTGACGAGTTTGGTGCCAAGCTAGCTCAACAAGGTGTCCCTCCTAGTGAGGTGTTACGCAAGGTTGAAGAAGGTGTCCGTAAAGAATTTCCTCATAAGTTTACCAATCCCAATAAACAGAATGCTCCATTTGTAGAAAATGGAAAAGAAAGCTCAAAGGGAGCAGGACGTTCTGAGAAAATTGAACTTACTGAGCAAGAAGAGCGTATTATGAACACGCTGGTCCGCAGTGGAACCATTACCAAAGAGAAATACCTTGCCGACCTAAAGGCCGTCAAGGGCATTAAGTAAAGGGAATATCATGACTAAACAAACCCCTCAAGTGGCAAGTGCCCGCCCCCGTCGCTCCCCAATCGGTGCTAAGAATCGACTCTCTGTACGTGATAAGGAAGATGGGTATATCTATCGTATTGTAAACTCAAATCTTCGAGATGACCCAGACCGTGTAGAACGGTTTCAAGAACAAGGTTATGAACTTGTTCCACGAGAGGTTGCTGGTAGGATTGGAGACAAACGGGTAGATAACGCTTCGACACCCGGTAGTTCTGAATTCTCTGTTGGTGGTGGTACAAAGGCGGTTTTAATGCGTATCAAGAAAGAATGGTACGACGAAGACCAAGCAGCCAAACAACAACTAGTAGATGATCAAGAACAAACTATGAAACGTCCCAACAACTCCGATTACGGCAAAGTGGACCTCACTTAATCATAGCAGCCGGGCAAACTCCAAACCGTTATTGAAAGGATAAGCCCAATGGCTAACACTTCTAAAATCAATGGCTTTCGTCCTGTAAAGCACCTAAATGGTAGCCCATACAATGGACAATGCAATCTCTATGAGGTTCCCGCTGGCGAAGCAGTTCCTGTCTTCGTTGGTGACCTCGTTAAGCTATCAGACTCAGCCGGTACAGCAGGTGTTCCTGCTGTAGAAGCTGTCGTCGCTGCTTCGTCACAAATTACCACAGGTCCTGTCCTCGGCGCTGTAGTTGGTGTCATCAATACCAAGCAAGACCCTCTTGATGGTAACATGACTGCTGGTTCCATTGCTCTGGACACTCCCGTGTATCGTCCTGCCTCAACCAAGCAATTTGTGCTTGTGGCTGATGCTGATGACCTCATCTTTGAGGCTGAAGCTGATGCCGCAGTTCCTGCTGCTTCTGTAGGTCTTAACGTAGGCGTTGGTGCTTCGGCACATACCACACCACTTCTAACTGGTGCCTCTCCTATGTATGTTTATTCAACCACAGCCCCTGCCACTACCTCTACTCTCCCACTACAAATCGTGGGTGTAGTTAAGCGTCCAGACAATGAGATTAACAGTGCCTATAACAAGGTGCATGTTCGCATCAACGTCCACACTTATGGTAGCGTTGGCGTTGCTGGCGTCTAATAGGAGGATATAATGGGTGTAATTGCTACTTCAAGTTTTGCTAAGGCCCTATGGCCCGGTGTTAATACCTGGTATGGGGATGCTTATGCACAGTATCCAGTTGAGTGGGACAAACTTTTTGAGAAGAATACAAGCCGTAAGGCCTTCGAAGAAGATGTTGGTAGCTCACATTTCGGTCTAGCTGTCCAAAAGGCAGAAGGCGCTTCAGTAACCTACGATACTAGCCGTCAAGGGTTCACAAGCCGATACAACCATGTGGTATATGCCCTTGGTTTCATCATCACTCGTGAAATCTATGAAGACGACCAGTATGATGTGGTAGGTAAGCTGAAGGCCCAGAGCCTTGCATTCTCAATGCGTCAAACCAAAGAGATTGTTGCAGCTAACGTGTACAACCGTGCGTTCAACACCTCTTACCTAGGTGGTGACGGTGCTACCCTCATTGCCTCAGCAGGCGGTGGTGGCTCAGCCTCACACCCAGCTATTGCTGGTGGCACTTGGACCAACGGTGTTGCTACCGCAGTTGACCTCTCAGAAGCTGCTCTTGAGCAGGCTGTGATTGACATTGCTGGTTTCACCAATGACCGTGGCCTGAAGATTGCTGTGCGTCCCAAGACGCTCATCATTCCTAAGGAACTGATGTTCGAGGCAACTCGTATTCTAAAGGCTGAGGGCCGTACTGGCACTGACCTTAACGATCCAAACGCTCTGAAAACTATGGGCATGGTTCCTGAGGTTGTTGTCAACCATTACCTAACCGACACCGATGCTTGGTTCCTCCGCACTGACGTGCAGAATGGCCTCAAGTATTTTGAGCGTCGTGGTGATGAGTTCGGTATGGATGAAGACTTCGATACTGAGAACGCCAAGTACAAGGCAACTGCTCGCTACAGCTTTGGCTGGACCGATCCACGAGCCATCTACGGTTCACCAGGAGCCTAATGAGCTATGGCTAACTTTACTTCTTCGCAAGTAGGGCTTAGCTATCCAAAGCGCAAGGAGACGATGCAACTCATCGTCCCCATTGCCCGAACCGATAGCTCAACTCCTAAGTGTGTGCTACCAAAGGGTGCTGTAGTTACTGGTGTTCATGTGCTACAAGCCGTGGATGCCTCAACCGCAGCAGGCAGTTTTGTTCTGGGCTGGAGCGGTTCAACCTCCGCCCTTCTCTCGGCTTTCAGCATGGCAACTACGAAAGTAGGGCTTGTTAATGCTGGTACAAGTGCTGGTGCATCTGTGCTAACCAAGCTGGGTTCAGACAAGATGGTTCTTTCCACTTATACAGTGGGAAGCTCAACTGCTGGTGGTACTGGTTATGTAATCATCGATTTCTTCATGGCCGAAGCTAACGGCGGTGTGGATGACTAATGAAGGAGGGGCTTCGGCCCCTCTTTTTTGGAGAAACTAATGGGCGCTTTTCGTGACGCAAATGCAACAGTTTCGGCACATGGAGCCGTCGCTGTTACTCCTTCAGATTCAACAGTGTTTCCTGTTTGTCGTGCATTATATGTAGGTGGCACAGGGGACATTCGACTTCGACTCCCTGATGGGCAGACAGTTACCTTCGTATCTGTGCCTACAGGCATTTTCCCAATTCAAGCAGATATGGTGCTGTCCACTAGCACAACTGCTACAAACATGATCGCTCTGTACTAATATGTTTACAGGATTGGGGTTACGTTTATATCCCTTTAAAAAAGCGACAGTTATTCCTCCTTCCAGTTCTCAGCTTTTAATTGAGACAGGGGTGGATTCCCTTCTGCTGGAAAACGGCACTGACATTGTTGCACTAGAGGCTTAACACATGGCAAATACCTCAATCTTTGGTTTAACCGCAACTGCAACATTAGCTAACGGTGACGTAATTCCCGTAGTTGA